AAAGTTGATTTATCTAATTGGCTGGGGTACGATTATTGTGGTCGCGTGGGTTCTCTTGGATGTTCTGGTTCTGGTAGTCGGGTGGTGGATTGCTAGATTTCGGCGACGACAGCTGCGGTATCCGCCTATGTACCGCTGAAACAACCAGCGCCCAAGAGGGCTGCGCGTTCTATCTTCCCAAGGGGCGCAATAATCCAAAATGTTTTCACTTGCGGGAGGAAGGCGGGGATGATTTCAAACGCTGCGACGCGAGGTATTGGATCGTTGATTCTTGACCCGTTGAGCGAACACGAACACCAGGTAAAGGTGTTCCAGTGGGCCGAGTTCGCCAAGGGGCATCACCCGGAACTGGCGTTTATGACCGGATCGATGGCGGGCGTTCGGCTGGGGATACGCGCCGCAACCCAGGCCAAACGAGCCGGCATGAAAAAAGATATGCCGGACATATTCTTGCCGGCGGCCCGCGGCGGATATTATGGGCTTTATATCGAGTTAAAACCCTTGACCCGCGGGAGAAAGAAGCCGCGGCGCCCAGCCCCCACCAGGGGGCAACGCGCCTGCATGGATGCCCTATGGGCGCTGGGGTATTATGCCTGCTGCCGCTTCGGATATCAGGCGGCGATCGACACGATATTGAATTACCTGTACTTACCGCGAACGGCGGGAAACCCCTTGACAAACCCTGAAATATAGATAATATGAGATCACCCGACCATCCTCTTATCCATCGCCACCAGGCCGGCCGCGCTCATCCCCCCGAGCGGGCCGGCCGCCTTTTTTTGAGGAGGGCTGTCATGTTGATCGTCTTGATTAACCTTCCGTCACCCGCACTTGGCGAGCCCTGGAGCAACTTTCCGCTTGGCATCGGCTATCTTGGAGGCTTCCTGCAGGCGCGGGGCTACCAGGTAAAGATCGAAGATTGGTGCGACGTGGATCCGGAGCGCCTGGAGATCATCGCCGCGACAATTCCCCGGGCCGATGTCTACGGTCTATCGGCGACGACCCCGCAGATCGGTTATCTGCGCCGGGCCGCCCGGATAATTCACAGGAGCTATCCCGACGCGCTGATCGTCGCCGGCGGCCCCCATTTTCACCCGCTCGCCGGGCATCAAACCGATTCCCTGCAGGATGTCGACGTTATCATCGGCGGCGAGGGTGAGGAGGCGCTGCACGACCTGGTAACGCGCTATCGCCTGTCCAATAGGCTATGGCCGCCGCGGGGGCGAACGACGATCATCAACCGAACCGAGATAGAGCGCGACCTGGACCGGCTGCCGTTTCCGTCCCGGGACCTGCTGCCGCTATTCAAAGCCAAGTCCATGTGGTCGCGGCAGCTGCTAAAGGGGAGCTATTGCGAGGGCGGGCAAACCACGATCATCGCAAGCCGCGGCTGCCCCTACAGCTGCGCGTTTTGTGCGCCCCACGACCGCCATGTGAGATTCCGCAGCCCCGAGAACGTGGCGGCGGAGATCCGTTATATCGCGGATATGTGGGGGATCTACCAGCTAAAATGGCAGGACGACACCCTGACGACCAATAAGCGGTGGGTGTTGCGTATGTGCGACCAGATTATCCACCGCTGCCCGCCGGTGTATATGCGCGGCCATACCCGGGTGAACGTGTTTGACGAAGAGATGGCCGACAGGATGGCGCGGGCCGGGTTCAAGGTTTTGTGTTTCGGCATTGAGTCGTTCGACCAGCGCCTACTGGACCTTAACGCCAAACAGATCACCGTTGCACAGATCGAGCGGTCGCTGCGGATCGCCCGGGACTATGGATTCAAAACGGTCGGATTTTTAATCTTCGGGATGCCCGGCGAGGACGCCGCCAGCGTGGAAGCCACGAAGGCCGGCATCATCCGCAACAAGCCATACCTGGACTATTTAAACCTGGCAACGATGGTGCCGCTGCCGGGAACGCCCGTTTATCAGCACCCCGACCGTTTCGGCGTGGAAATCATAGAACCGGATCCGGAGCGGGCCTGGATTGTGGACCACGAAACCAGCAATGAAGTCCTGGTGCGCTCGAAACACGTCCCGCTGGCGGAAATGCGGGCGCTCAAAAAGTCGATGTATGATTTTATGAGAGCGCAAGGATATTCACGCGCCGAATGGAAAAAAGGGGAATAATGGACTTTTCGATCATTACCACGGTTTACCGTAACACGGACCAGTATCGGCATTTCATATCCACCGCCGCGGCACAACACACCGACAAGAAGTTCGAGATCGTGGTTTTTGTAAACGAGGAGCCCACCGAATTGATCCGCGTGGTGATCCCGCGAGCTGGCGAGCGGGTGACAGTCGAAAGCAAGCCGGCCGGGACAGGCGCAAGGGTAAGCCGCAATCTGTCATATGGGATCCATATGGCGGCGCTGGCGAGTAAGGGGAGCTGTTTGGTATTCGTGTTTGATCCTAACGTGCTTTTGTCGTTCAACATACTCCAGGAGATCGATAAACTGATACGCCCTGGCGTGATCGTGACCAGCGCCGGCAACGATACCGATGTCAAGATATCGCCGCTGGGGACCCACGCCAGCGAATATGAGGCCGGCGATCCGGACCAGATGGCGTCGGTCAATGAGCGCCTGCTGGCTGAGATGGGCTGGCCGGCAGATCCCGGGCGCTTGGAATTGATCCCGGGCAAACATCGCTTTCCGCCGCCCCACCTGGCCCATGACGAGTACCTGGTAGCGATGGCGCGGCAAGACTATTTCGAGGCTGGCGGATATCCGACCGTAATCGACGCCGCCGGCGCCTGGCATGAGGAGTGGGTCCGGCGAATGTGCGGGCTCTACCGCGAGCGGCGCCTAGAGGGGTGCCGCATCATCCACCACTATCATCGCGTGTGGGGGAACCTATGACCATCAAATCGTTTGCGTATCCAAAACAGGGGCAGCTGGACCTGCTGGCCGAGATCCACCGGGACCAGTTCGACGCCGCGTTCGGTGGCGGCTGGCCGGAAGTTCCCTGCAGGCGATGGGAATATCCGATCGCGGCTGCGGCCGGGATGTCCGGCGGTCCGGTGCTGCGTGTGCTGGAGTGCGGCTGCGGCCGGAACTTGACGTTTGCGCGTTACCTGGCGCAAGTCCTGGACCTGCAGGTTGACGCGATCGACACGATCCCGGACCTTCCGGATGTCGGCAACAAGTGGCTGAACACCATAACCGCCAGCATGACCGACCTGCCTTATAACGGCAACCAGTTCGACGTGGTGTTCGCAATATCGAGCATCGAACACATTAACGCCGGCCGCTTCGCTATTCCCCACCTGGCGCCGGACACCGGGGATGGGCTGGCGATGTCCGAAATGCTGCGGGTGTTGCGCCCCGGCGGGCGCCTGGTGTTGACCACGGACATCGCGCCCGCGTACATTCCGCCCCCGGGCCTTTGGCCTTCCGGCAGCCACCGGATCTACAGCTGGTCGGCGATCGAGGATCGCCTGCTGGATGGGCAGCCCTGCGCCTGGGATGGGGAGATCGACCGCGAATTGCCTGCCGACTTGACAGCGGCCGAGCCGAAAGGGTATGATTACACCGTTGCGGTGCTGACGTTCATCAAGACCAGCGAGCGGTATGAAAAACAAGGGCTATAAGTGGCAGGATATATTTGTTCACCAGGCGCGAGAGCTATCCGCGGCCGGGCTGACCGTGACCGAGATCGCCCGGGCGTTCAAGGTCACGCGCAAGACGCTATGGGTGTGGGGTAAAATATCCCCCGAGTTCTATGCTGCGCTGAAAGAGGCGGACAACTATCACACCACCCAAAAAAACAAGCAAGCCCTACGCCGCCGCGCCCAAGGGTTTTATTACACCGAAACCACCTACGAACGAAATCCCCTTTACGCTCCTGACGGCAGCGAAAGCGAATTTATCATCACCAAGAAGGTGCGGAAACACGTTGTCCCGGATGTCAAGGCGCTGATCTATGCGCTGGGCAACGAGTCCGGCGGCGAATATCGGGACGTTCGGCATTATCAGCACGGCATGGATCCGACGACCGAGGGCATCCTGGAGCGGATAACGAAGGCTAACAAGCGGCTGGAGCATGATGGCGGCGACAGCGACAGCGATTCAGGCTAGCAGCGTCGACCTGGAGATCGCCAACAGGCTTTGCGATTTCGTTGACGATCCGCTGTCCTATGTCCGGTGGGCCTATCCGTGGGGCGAAGCGGACACGATCCTGGAGCGAGAAACCGGGCCGGATCCCTGGCAGGCGGACGTTTTAAAAAAAGTCGGCTATCTTCTCAAGCATCCCGAGCAACGCCCCACACCGTATGCCGGCATCCAGATCGCCGCCCGATCCGGACACGGCATTGGCAAAACGGCGCTCATGGCGCATCTTATCCAGTGGTTCATTTCCACCAAAGAGTCCCCCGAGATCATTGTCACCGCCAACACGAAAGAACAGCTGACCACGAAAACCTGGCGCGAGCTGGCGAAGTGGCACGGCCTAATGTTGCACAAACACTGGTTCAAGTGGACCGCTACCAAATACACCAACCTGTTTTATCCGGAAACCTGGTTCGCCCACGCGGTCCCCTGGTCGATAAGTCGGCCTGAATCCTTCCAGGGATCGCATGAAAAGTGGATCCTGGTATTGTTCGATGAAGCGAGCGCGATCGAGGATCCGATTTGGGAGTCGGCCGAAGGGGCCATGACCACGCCGAACGCAATATGGATCGTGTTCGGCAACCCCACGCGCAACACCGGGCGGTTTTTCGAGTGCTTCAATCGCTTCCGGGACCGCTGGGTGCGCTTCCAGATCGACTCCCGCAATTCGCTGCGAACCGACAAGCAGAAGATCCGCCAGTGGATCGAGGACTATGGCGAGGACAGTGATTTCGTCCGGGTTCGGGTGAAAGGCGAGGAGCCCCGGGCCGGCATGGCGCAGTTTATCCCGACCGATCTTGTCAAGCAGGCGATCGGCCGGCCGCTGGAGCGAACCGTCTTCGATTGGGCGCCAAGGGTGCTGGGCGTTGACCCGGCGCGGTTCGGCGATGATAAATCCGTTATCACCCGGCGCCAGGGCCTCAAGATGTGGCCGCAACGCAAGTTTCGATCCATCGACACGATGCAGCTGGTCGGCTATGTGATCGAGGAGATCCGGGACTTTAAACCGAAAGCCGTGTTTGTCGACGTGATCGGCATTGGCGCCGGCGTGGTCGACCGCCTTAATCAGCTGGGGTATAACGTGATCGAGGTCAACAACTCCGAGGAGGCGACCGAAAATCAGAAATACACCAACAAGCGGGTTGAGTGCTGGGCGAGGCTCAAGAAGTGGCTGAAAATGGGGGCGTCCATCCCGGATGATATAGACCTGAGAACGGATTTGACCGGGCCTGAATACGGGTTCGATGCCGGCAATCGATACCAGCTGGAGAAAAAGGAAGACATGAAGGCCCGCGGGCTGGACTCCCCGGATTGTGCGGACAGCCTGGCGGTCACGTTCGCTGAATCGATCCAGCTGGACGATCAAGACGATGGGGAGGACATCCCCATTGATAACCTCAACGATTTACCGGGATACTATTGACATGGCAGCCGAAACAAAAAAGATCGAGCCCGAAAGCAAGCTCCACAACAACATCATGGAGCTGTACCGATCCTGCTTTAAATTGAGCGAACGCTACATTAGCGGACGCTATGACGCCTGGCGCGACGCGGACAAGGCGGATCGGTGCTACATCGACGCCAACGCCACCAACGAGAAGGGCAAGCGCAAGGTCCCCTTTGAAACTAAGGTTTACGTTCCGGTAAGCCGCGCCAACAAGGACGTTCTGATCGCCTATTACATGACCGTTTTCACCGGCAAGCGTCCAGTTATCGGGATCGATGGCCGGGCGCCGGAAGATGTCAAGCCGGCCAAGCTGAACGAAATCGTTTTAGACTACCAGCTGGAGCGCCAGCGGATCCAGCTGGTTTTTTATGCCTGGCTGAACAATATGCTCAAGTACGGCATGAGCAACGTCAAAAACATTTTCAGCCGAACGTACACCTGGACGAACGAAAGGTCCCGGGTCCTGAAATATTTGCCGCTTCCCCATTTTCAGATGCAGGAGCAAGAAAAGCGGGTGCTGTCCTACGAAGGCCCGGCGCTGGCGTCCATCGACCCGTTTCGATATTTCCCGGATCCGCGGGTGCCGGCCGCCAGGCATCAAAGCGGGCAATTCAAAATTTACGAATACAGCCGATCGCGCTATTACCTAAAGAAGCGTGAACAGGATGGGATCTATCAAAACATCGATTGGCTGTATGATAAATACGGGCAGGCGATGGAGTCCGGCGACCAGATGGCCGATTGGGACAGCCGATCCGCCCGAGATGAAACCGTCACCGGATCGGGCGCCGCGGTCCAGGTCGACAGCGATTTCAACCTGGACAAGAAAAACCCGCACTTTAAGGTCCATGAGTTTTGGGTGGAGCTGATCCCGAAGGACTATGAGCTGAGCGACGCCAAATATCCGCAGAAATGGGTGTTTACCGTGGCGGGCGACCGGGTAATTATCCGGGCCGAGCGGTCGGTTTATGGCGACCGATTCCCCGACGAAGGCATGGAATACGATTTCGATGGTCACTCCATTTTCAACCCGGGATTTTATGAGAACGTCCAGGGCCTCCAGGACTTGCTGAATTGGCTCTATAACAGCCATATGGACAACGTGCGGGCGCATTTGAACAACGCAAGCATTATCAACCAGCTGGCGGTCAATATCCGGGACATCACCAAGCCGAACCCCGCGAGGCTCATCACCCTGAAAAAAGATTTCGCCCGCAAGGCGATAGAGCGCGGGCTGCCGATCGATTCGGTATTCAAACAGTTGCAGCTGTTCGATGTCACCGGCGGACACATCAAGGACGCCGAGGGCATCATCGACTTGATTCAGCGACAAACCCATGCGAGCGATGCGCTGCAAGGCGTTGAAACCGAAGTCAAGCGGACCGCGACCGAGATCGCCCGGATGTCCACCAGCTCCATGAACCTGCTGGGCATGAACGCGCAGCTGCTTTACGCGCAAGGTCCGGTGCCGCTGGCCGAGCAATGCGTCATAAACAACCAGCAATTTCTAAGCGAAGCCCGGTTTTATCGAGTCCTGGGCGATTACGCCAAGGATATCGTCCAGACGGATCCGCGTTTCCCGGGAGCGCCGGCGGTCTTCGCCGGGCGCGAGGACCTGCAGGGCTATTTCGATTTTCCGATCAAAGATGGCCGGCTGCCGGTGGATCCGTCGCAAAACGCCGAATTGTGGTCCGAGGTCCTGCGGATGGTATCCGAGATCCCTGCGCTAACGGTGCAATACGATACCAGCAAGATTTTTGAGAAGCTGGCGGGGGCGCTGGGCGTCAAGAATATCGACGATTTTAAGATCAAGGTTCAAATAACGCCCAACGAAACCCTTGAAAATATGTCGCGGATCGGGGACGTGATGCCGATGCCGAACGCGAGCGCCGGCGCGATCGCCAGCGCCCCGGCCGCCGCGGGGATGGCCGCATGAACAACGAGGAGATAGAGCGATCGGGCATTGATTTCTTGAAGCACCCTTTTTGGCTCAAGGTGATTTTGCCGCATCTTGCGCGTTGCGAAAAGTCGGCTCTTGAGCGCCTGATGCTTTGCGACCTCACCGAGCTGGAGGAGTGCCGGGCGACGGTCAATGCCTACCGGGAATTGGCCGAATTACCAAAACACTTGATTGATGTCGCCAGGGATGATAGATTATCGAAAGCAGACATGGGCATCCAATCGCCAAGCACCGATATCGGCGGCAGCGATTTTTTAGAAGGCCAAACGCCAAATGAAAGGTTGTAGCCAATGGCACGAAAGCAGCAAACAACGGTAAAAGAGGCAGAGCCACAAGAAAACGACCAGGTTCAGCCGGACGACCAGCTGGACTCTATGAGCGATCTTGTGGAAATGTTCGAGGGAGAACCAGCGGAGCAACCAGCCGACGCCGCGCCGGCCAAGGAGTCCGACAAGGACCAACCGGGCGCCGCGGAAAAAGCCAAGGACACGCCAGCCAAGGATCCCGCGACCGAATCACTCCCCCCAAAGGACGGCGAGGAAGAACCAGGGGAAAAGCCAATCGCCAAGGAAGACCGGGCGGCGGCCGACACCGGGAAGGACGAAGACGACCCCACGTTTGAGGTTGTCCACCGGGACGGCGTTCGCAAGGTCCCGCTCAAAAACCTGATAACCACCTATCAGCAGCATCAACACCTACAGGAACAACACGGAAGGGTGAAGTCGTTTTTCGACTTGAGCAAAAACTCGCAGATTCCCGTTGAGGATCTGTTCAACTATACCGTGTTGGGGATCCAGACCGCTTACGCGAACCAGAAGTCCGGGGGGCAACCGGGCGCCGGGATACCGTCGCCGGGCCTTCCGGCAGGCGACGCGCAAGGATACCAAGGACCGTTCGAGAGCAAGGAGCAAGAGGACAATATCAAGGAAACCGATCCGGTGGTCTATCGCGTGGCGATGAACGCCTGGAACACCAATCGGCAGCTAACGGGTGTTATCCAACAGCTCCAGCAAAAGCTAACTGAAAACGGCCAGGGCCGACCCCAAGAGGCGGCCCAGCGGCAGGATTCGTCCGTCGACGCGGATCGCCAGCGGCTAGCCGGCATCTTCGATGGATTCCACAAAACGCACGACGACTATTTCAAAAAGCATCCGGATCGTGCTGATGGGTTCAAACGGTTTGTCTACAGCACGTTCGGAAACGTGCCGCTGGACAAGGTAAACGAGCAATTCCTGAATTTAGCGATGGGGACCTTCGACCCGGACTATTACGCACGATTCAGCTCCGAGCTGTCCGCCAAGGAAGCGGCCCAGCGCCGAGCTGATGAAAACGCCGCATTTGGGGAAACTGATTCGGTCCGTTCTCGATCTGCCGGAAAGCATCTTACGGAACAGCAAGAGCATATGGCGGACCTGATCGACACCGACTGGTAAGCTCGATCGCGTAGCCATTTGCTCATTATACTGGTTGAAAGGACCGGACAAATGGCTACCATTCTTGGCTTACGCGACGTTGCGAACTTTACAAGTGACGAGCGCCCGAAAAGCTGGCGCGAAATGATCCTTTACCTCTATCCACGTTCGGAGCAAAAAGCCCCGCTCAACGCGCTCATCATCGGGATGCGGAAGCAAAACACCGACGATCCCGAGTTCAACTGGTTCGAGAAATCCAGCCCCGCCCGCTACACGGCGGTCAACTATTCCACCGGCTATGCTTCCACCGTTACGACCCTGACGGTGGACAGCTCCGCCGCCTTCCGGGCGCATGACCTGGTTCGGAACGCCAGGACCGACGAGGTAATGCGCGTTACCACCGATCCGTCAAGCTCGACGGCGATTGTAGTCGCCCGCGGCTGGGGATCCACCGCCGCGGCGATTTCTGACAACGACAACCTGTTTGTCATTGGCACCGCGATCGCCGAAGGTGCTGGCGCCCGATCGGGGCTCTACAAGGACCCGACCAAGGTTTACAACTACACTCAGATTTTCCGCTATCCCCTCAAGCTGACCAACACCGCCAAAGCAACGCGCCAAAGAACCGGCGCCGCTTACGCGCAGATGAAGCATGAGGCGATGGACCAGCACACGATTGACATGGAACGTGCGATGATTTGGGGTGTGCGAAAGGAAGACCTGACCGGCGACGAGCCGAAGCGGTCCACCGGCGGGGTTGTGAGCTTTCTGTCCACGAACGTGAGTTCGGCATCCGGCGGGGCGCTGACCTTCGCTGCGCTGATGGAGTTCTGCCGCGACCTGTTCAAGTACGGCAGTCACGAAAAGCTGTGCTTTTGCGGCAATCAATTCCTGAATGTCCTTGCACAGATGGCCGAGTCCCGCGGGACCGTCAACCTGGAAGCTGGCGCGAAGGTTTACGGGATCGCCCTGCAGCGGTTCATCACCCCGTTCGGTGAGATCTACCTCAAGAACCATCCGCTTTTCAACGAGATCACCGAACACACCAAAATGGGGCTGTTCATCGAGCCGCGGAAAATCATCTATCGTCCCCTGGTGGGCAATGGAGAAAACCGCGACACCAAGTTCCTCAAGAATCGCCAGGACAACGACGAGGATTGCACGGAAGACGAGTTCCTGACCGAGTGCGGGCTGGAAGTGCAGCATGAAGCCTGCCACGGAATTCTGAAAAACGTCAACAGCTACTCGTCAAGCTGATGAAAAGCGGCCAAGCCGCTTTTAACGCCCCGGGGATCCCGAGCGGTTGGAAGGCGTGGGACCGTTGAGGCCGCCGGGATCCCCCGGGCAACTAACCTACAAGGGGAGTCTTATGCAAGGAAGTCCGAAAACGATCAGCGCAAAAGAGCTGGCGTCCCGGGCCGCGCTCGCCGAAGCGGCGGCCGCCAGGGCCGAAGCGAAAGAAAAAGTCGAGGCCAAGGCGGCGGCCGAGGATGATGTCCCGAAGGGCAAGCCCGGGCGCCCGCCCAAACCGCAACTTGAGCGGTTCACCTGCAACCGTTTCCCGGGCTACAAGATCCTGGGACCGAAAACGGTTGTGTTTTCCGAGGGCTCGTTTGCCACCAGTGACCCGGAACAGATCCGCGCCATTTGCAACGATGCCTATTTCGGAATTTTCATTCACGCGGACAACCTGGCGCTGCACAAGAAGCGGGAGCGATGAAAACAATCATCGTTTTGGGGATGCACCGCAGTTTCACCAGCGGGATCGCCAAGGGCTGCGCCAGCTTTTTCCCGATGGGATCAGACCTTATCGGGCCTGGGCATGGAAACGAGCATGGACATTTCGAGGACATCGATTTCGTCCAGCTAAATGATCGGATCCTGGCAGCCGCCGGCGGATCCTGGAGATACCCACCATCGACCGATGCGATAGAGTTGGCGGCTGCCGGGATCCGTGATGAAATCATCGGGCTCATCGAGCGCAAGCAGGCCGAGCCCCTTTGGGGGTGGAAGGACCCGCGCACGACCATCACCCTGCCCGCCTACCTGCCATATCTTACCGACCCGATCCTGGTCCCCTGTTTCCGGGATCCGCGAGCGGTGGCGCAATCATTGTTCCGGCGCGACAACATCCCGCCGCCGGAAGGGTTGCAGCTGGCGACGGTTTACAATATGCGAATGATCCAGCATTTGTTGGATTTTGCGCTCATTTTCGAGGAGGCCCATGCGTAAGGTAAGCATCATCATCCCGGTAGTGCGCCCCAAGCTCGCCAAGCGGTGCGAAATGGCGATCCGGCAAAACGCCGGCGTTCCGGCCGATCAATACGAAATCATCAAGCGGCGCGACAAGAAGCTAATCGGCTGCCCCAAGATGATTGCCCGAATGACGGCGATGGCGAAACATGATCTGGTGATGTTTTTGGGGGATGATACCATCCCGCAGCCGGGCTTTCTCAAAAACGCCCTGGCGGCGATGGAAACCTTGCCCGGCGGCTGGGGGCTGGTCGGACTGAATGACGGCTTCCACAAGCCGGTCGATGGCAACAAGATCACCCTGGCAACCCACTGGCTCGCCGACAAGCGACTATTGCAGCTGACCGGCGGGCATTTCTTTTTCCCCGGGTATAAGCACACCTTTTGCGATAACGAGCTGACCATAAAGGCGAACCATTACAAGCGTTATATGTGGGCCGAAGATGCCCGCCTGGTCCATGCTAATCCGATTGTCGACAAGGCAATCGCCTGGGACGACCACTATCGCCGCGCCTATAACGAGGTATGGACCATTCATGATCGGGAATTGTTCCGCGAGCGGATGGCCGATTTTGAAAAGCAGATCGCGGCCCGGAGCGGGGAGCCGACCGGGACCGATCGCCCCTTTGTGGCGATTTGCGTTCCGTCCGCTGGGCATCCCTGGTGGCAGTTTGAACAATGCCTGCACGAAGCGCAGATAAACGCCTTTCAAAACAGCATCGACACGATCCGATTGACCCGGATCGGCAGCATGATAAGCCACAGCCGAAACCAGCTGGTAAACGATGTCCTGGAGCGGTATCCGGAAATCACGCATATTCTTTTCGTGGACGACGACATGACCTTTCCGCGGGACACGATCACCCGGCTGGTGCGCCACAACAAGGATATGGTCGCCTGCAACGCCTACCGCAAACAGCCGCCCTATATCCCGATCGCCGCGGTCCTGGACGACAACAACCGCTTTCAGCCGATCCATATGCCTCCGGCGGAAGGCAAGCTATTGCGAATTAGCGTGGTGGGGACCGGCCTGGTGCTGTTCAAGCCCGAGGTCTTTAGCATCGTGCCGTTTCCCTGGTTTGAAATGGTCTACGAAAAAACCAACCAAACCGATTTCAAGATGTATGAGGATTGTGTCCCCCAAAACGTGATCCGCGGGAAAATACTGATTAGCGAAGATATGCGGTTTTTTATGATCGCCCAAAGCTACGGGCTCAAATTATATTGCGATTTTTCGATCGATGTCGGGCATCTGACCGCGCAGACGATCAACTGGAAATCGCATGAGGCGGCCCTGCAACCGGAATTTTATGAAAAGGCAATGCCATGAGCGAAACCCGCGCAACCATCCGCGCCAGGGCGCAAAAATTCGTCGGCACCGCTATGGACGCGACTCTCAACGAAGCGATCCGCGAGGCCCACAAAACCGCCCAGCGCCGGCATAACTGGCGATTCATGGAGGCGACCAGCAGCATGAGCATCTTGTCCGGCGCGTCCACCTTCTCCCTGCCGAGCGATTGGAAGGCGGAGCTGAACCCGGAGATGAGCGACGAGGACGGCAGCGGGTATCGCC